TGTAGCCAATAGACGGTTGCGCTCCGTACGTAGTTGAGCCATCGCCGATTGTTTTTCCGCTTCAATTTCTTCGTTTGTCATATCTCTCACCTGAATTAAATAAACCCACTCACCTTCAATGTATGGTTCACAGCGTTCAATAACCTGAGTCATGCGGTCATGTGGCTTGAACAGGTTAACGTGCATACATGAATGCTCTGTCATCCATTCAGCAGTAGGGCCACCGTCAGGAAACACATTGCTAATGAACATTGCTTGATGTTCTGCTACTTCCAGAACTGTATTGTTTTCTATTTTTGCAATTAACATTATTGCTCCTTAAGCTGTTGGGAATGCCGATGTTGGTGATGTAGTAATTGTCCTTGCAAGACCTTTGGTAATTCGAAAATCATCTATGTATCCAATATAATTACTAAGACCTGCACCGCGCGTTCCAATTTCAAGTACACTTGTATCAGTAAGGGAACTTGTAAAAGTACCTGTCGCAGCAGATGAACCATTAACATACAGAGTAACAGTGTTTCCACTACGAGTAACTGCCAAATAATACCAAGTGTCGGTGGCAATTACACCAGTAGCAGTCACGTTAACGGCAGCGCCAGCAGTGTCGTAAAGACGTATTTGCAAATTACCATCTTGCACCCACCACATAAAACCACCTGCATTACCATAGCCTTTTGATACTATTGGTCTAACACCAGTTATGTTAGTTAGATATGCCCAACATTCCATTGTCCAATTAGCAGTAGCCAAAATTAAACTTATATTATTTCTTGCAGCTAATCGTGCTGAAGTTCCATCAAAATAAATTGATGAACCTCCAAACTTAGATTGTGCTGTGCTAATTTGCGCATTGTTAGCAGTCTCCAAATCACTTATCTCAGCGTTATCAATGATGCCACCATTGGTTGCGTCTACAAGCAATGAAGTGTTGGTGATTGCTGTTACAGGCGCAGCAGGTGGAACAAATGCAGATTTGTAAACAGCAGTGCCTTTTACAACGCGCAAATTAGAAATATAGCCAGTCAAGTATTGAGCGCCGCTATATAACGCACCAATCCAAGCGCCGTTTTGAGCATAGTTGGTAGCGTCACTTACAGTTGAACCAACTTGAGCGCCATTAACAAAACATTTAGAACTGCCACTTGCTCTTGATATTGCAATGTGATTCCAAGCATTGGAAACTAATGTAGTTGCGTAAGTACCAGTTGCTGATGAACCAGCAACACCAGTTTGCAATCCTGTGCCGGTGTTATATTGGAAAAAATATCCTCCTGCATTATTGTTATACAAACAAATAACACCAGACCATGCAATGGATGAATACACCCAAAACTCTAATGTGTAATCTCCAGTGCCAAATGCAAAACTTGTACTACTAGCAAGACTCAAGTAATCACCAGCGCCATCAAAGTAAGCACTACCACCATTAGTAGCAGCAGCGTAAGGTGTGATTGCTGAAGTGGTTGGAGTGAATGGAGTTGCTGCAATAGGCTGTGCATTACCTACAGCAGTAAGCGGAAAAGCGTTAGTGCTGTTGTCAATGAATGAACTTGATTGGCAAGTCAGTAACACAGTTCCGCTAATTGCTGTAAGTGGCGCTGTTGGAGGAGTAAAGTTAGATGTGTAAACAGCAGTGCCTTTTACAAATCGTAAGTTAGATATATCGCCAGAAAAAGACTCAGTAAGCGAATGCGATGCCGTTCCAATATAAAGCGTTGAACTTGTTGAGCCATTGCCAGACAATGTTCCTGTTGCTTGTGCAACACCGTTAATATAAATCTTTGCAGCGCCACCGCTTTCTCGTACACAAGCAAAATGAAACCATGTATTTAATGCTGGAGCGTTTGCCGGAGCAACATAAATAGGTGTTCCAGCAATATAGAAATACATGATGCCAGCAAAACTTGTTGGGGCAACTTGGACGTGAAAGTTTGTGTTGTACGCACAAGATAAAACACCAGCAGATTTCCATTCTCTTACATACAACCAGCCTTCAACTGTTATGGCATCAGTGCCAACAGAGAATGCTGCATTGTTTGCTGCACTTAAATAATCGCCAGTGCCGTCAAAGTAACCGCTGTAACTTGCAGGTGTTACTGTTACTGGTTCAAATGGACTGAACTTTTGTACTGATGTATCACCGTTCTTGGTGATAGTTAAGTTGTTTGGGCTATTGTCAATCAAACGATTGCTTTGGCAGGTAAGCAAAACAGTGTTTGCAATTGATGTTAAAGGAGCAGTTGGCGGTGTAAAGGCTGATGTGTAAACAGAAGTTCCATTTACTATACGGGCATTTGACATATAACCAGTAAGAGGATTTGCACCATTACCATACGCGCCAATTGCAATTGGATATGTACTATTCCACATGGAAAAATTCCAAGTATATGTAGCACTGCTAACGCCATTTATCCAAATTGTATAAACACCACCTGTGGTTCTAGTCAATGCAACGTGATTCCATAAATTTGTACTTACAGTATTTGTTGTAGAAAAGTTGAAATCCCAAGTGCCACCACTTGCGCTTACATAAACTATCAATGTTCCATTGGTATTCAAACGAATTTCAAAAGTACCATAAGAACTACTGTTAGGAGTTTTGCAAAACAAAATTGCTTGAGCAGGGATTGATGTTGGATAAACCCATGATTCAATCGTAAAGTTATTGCTTCCAATATTAAATGTGGTATTGTTTGGCGCTGTCAAATAATCACCAGAACCATCAAAGTAGTTTGACCAGCAACTGTAGTAAGGCGTGAACGTGCCTTGCGTTGTATTGCCGTTACGAGTAATCGTAAAGTTGTTGGTGCTGCTGTCTAAGAACGTATTATTCTGAGCGCCGTTGGTTCCATTGCCGGGCAACAACATAGACACATACTTAAAGTAAGGGTCAGTCGTTTCAGGGGGCACATACAAAGGCCAGTTGTTAGCATTCTTTGCTTGGTATTGGTCGTTGATAGACCAAACACCAGTTGTTGATGTGCTTGAGGTAGGCGCAGCAGTTGGGGAAATGCTGCTGCCAATATAGCGTTGTGACATTGCTATCCTCCTTTAAGTAATTGCTTCGTATGTTGCAACCAATTCAATCGCACTAGATGTACCAACAGTAACAACTACTGATTGGCTTTCGCCAATGTACATAGATAATGTCTTATCTAGTAACACAAGAGTTGTGTATGCTGGTACACTAATTTGATAAGCAATACGATAAGCGGTACCACCACCTGCTGTGGCAGAATTAACTGATACCGTTACCGTTGCAGTTAACGCAGTAACGTTTGCCGCAGTAATAGAATCAAGTTTGTTAATCGTTCCTGCAGCAGGGGTTAGTGAAGTCCAAACAGTCGCAGAGGTCGTGCTTGGGGTAAGGTAAGTAGTATTTCCATAAATAGAAGATACGTTTACGATATTAGGGTTAGCCATTTAGCCTCCAAAAATAATTGCCATAGCGATGGCTTTGCCTGTTGAAATACCTGAGCCAGCGGGGCCAGTAGGGCCGATATCACCAGTAGGCCCTGTAGGGCCGTTTATACCGTCTGCTCCGTTTGGACCAGTAGGCCCGGTTGGTCCAGAAGTAAATGAACCATAAAACACTTCTTTGGTTGTTGCGTTGTATTGCAAAGAATAGCTTGGCGAACCAGATGCAGCAGTACGAATTGAATCAACAAACACACCCGCATTAGGGCTTGTTAAACCAGTACCAGACGCAGACAAAACAATTGCGTTGTCAGCGGCTGACGTTGATTGACCAAGCGCAATACCGTTATTTCCAGCTGATGAATCTTGACCTACTGCAACACTACCAATACCAATTGCAGACGCGTTGTAGCCAACAGCGATAGCACCTGTATCAAGGGAGTTAGCACCATAACCAACAGCAACAGAGTATAACGCATTAACAGAAGCAGAACGACCTAATGCCGTTCCTTGGTTACCTGTGTTTTGAGTCAAAGCGTATACAGAACCAAGAACCGCAGTTGTTGCGGCAGCAACCGTACCAGCAGCACCTGTTGGGCCTGTAGGACCAACAACTGTAGAGTCAGCACCTGTAGCACCAGTAGGGCCCGTGGCACCCGTAAGGCCAATATCACCTTGAGAACCTGTAGGTCCCGTAGGGCCAGCTACCGTTGAGGCAGCGCCTGTAGAGCCAGTGGGTCCGGTAGGTCCTGTATCACCAATACTTCCAGTAGGACCTACGTCACCCTGAATACCTTGTGGGCCAGTCGGGCCTACAATACCTTGGATGCCTTGTGATCCAGTTGGGCCTACGTCACCCTGAATACCTTGTGGGCCAGTCGGGCCTACATCGCCCTGAATGCCTTGAGTTCCTTGAACGCCTTGCAACCCACGCGGAAGCGTAAAGTTTATTGTTTGTGATGGTGCAGTTCCAGTAATTGTGACAACAGCGGTGTCATCTGAAGATTTACTTACTGTGCCAACTGACAAAGTATTAGCAGGGCCAGTATCACCTTTGATGCCCTGTGGGCCAGAAGTGCCAGTTGTAATAACAACAGGCGTTTCGGTGATTGCTACTGCAACATCTTGGTCTGTGACTGTGACGGTGGTAGTAGATTCAACAACGGAAACTACAACATCACTCATCGGGTCACATTACCTGTCACATTGAAAGAACCCTCAAGCAAGCGAGTAATTGTGCTTCCTGAGTTTAGTTCTAAATCGTATGAGTAAGAACCAGCAGCAATAGCGGCTGTGGCTGTAGAGCTGATAACAACTGCAATAGAGCCAGCAGTTCCACCGAGTGTAATTCCTGAACCGTTAGTTAGGCTAATTAGAGCCGAGGAAGCATCTGCTGATTCTCTAACCTGCATAGCCGCTGTGTAGCCAGTTAGGTTCTGAGGTGAACCGCCAACGCTAACTGTAAAAGTCTTATCCCAAGTCGCACCCTGTGGGCAGGTGATGTTGTAAGTTCCTGGGTTTATCATTTAGACTCCGTAAACTGATTCTGGATTTTCTGGGTCAATAGTATTTACTGGCTGAAGTTGAGTGCTTGGAACTCCGGTGTGAGGAATAACTGGTAGGCCGAATGCCTTTAGGGTTGCCTCTGGGTCGAAGCCAACCTGAATCAGAGCCTTGACCATGTTGGTCTTTTCATTCTCTGCAACTAGGCCGGTATCGGTTAGGGCAATGTTGGCTAGTGGAACGCGGTATTGATCTCCACCCTCAGCAGGACTCATGTCCTCAAGTTTGCGAACATCATTTACCGACATAAAGCCAGACTGTAAGCCTGTTGCGTAAGCCGAGATGCGTGAGTTGAAGTCACCGCGCAATAGTCCGTTGGTGTTGAACGCTAGGAAAGCCTCTACTGGTAGTAGGCGTGAATAAGCCCACTCAAGTTTTTCAATGTACGGTCTAAGAGTGTGTGTTACGAACTGGATAGCGTTTTGCTCTACAGAAGCGTAAGACTGTGTGCCTGGAACACCCATCATGCTTAGAGGAATGTTGAACGCTCTAGCAATTTCTTCAACAGAGAATCGGCGTGACTCTAGGAACTGAGCTGCATCGTTAGGAACGGTTGTCTGCTTGTAAGTTGCGCCACCTGAAAGAACACCTGTTTTGTGTGCGCGGCGGAAACCTCGGTGTGCTGAATCAAAACCATCGCGCAAGTTCTTTGCTTGGTCTGGGGTTAGGTTGCCAGGGAACTCGATAATGCCCTGAGTAGTTGCACCTGCACCAAAGAAGCGTGAAGCAAAAGTCTGCATTGCGCTTGATAGACCTAGTGCTTCCTTTAGGCGCTCAACTCGGCTTAGACCCGTTAGGCTACCTGGCTGAATAAGGTCTGTGATGTGGACAACATCATCTGAGGTAAGAGTTTTATCCTCATTGTCAATGATGAAAATCTTGCGACCTAGTGCAGAGCGCTTTACTTGGACTGTTTGGGGGTCAAGGCAGACAAGGTTTACAACATCACCATTAGCGTTGCGGAAAACGCGAGTGTAAGAGTTTCCACTAACTAGCAAGCTAACTAGAACTTGTTGGTAGTGAGCCTGTTTGGTCATGTCTACATCTGGCTGGTCTACCCAAGCAGGTCGAGGTCTGTAAGGTCGGCGGTTTCCGTCTTGGCGGATGAATGAATCTACTGGCAAAGTAGCGATAGTGTCGCTGATTAGGCTAACTGCTGACCAGAAAGCAACAACCTCAAAGGCTGTGTTTGCGTTGATGTTTACGCCTGATTGGTTTGCGATGTCTAAGTCAGCACCAGAACCCCATACGGTTTGAAAAGAAATTGCTCTATCTTCTTTTCTAAAGAAATCAAAAATGGAAGCCATTAGCCCTGCCTATGCGAAAAATTGCGGAACAACCTGTTCTTCCATTCTACCGCTTGCGCGGTCATAAGCCATCATTAGGGCAATAGCATTGTCCACTTTGAGTTTTGGCTGTCGGAAGTCTTTAGTGATGCGAGCGCCTCGGTTG